TAACTAAACAAGGAGTCAATAATGGCTAAAGAAAAAAAAGAAAAGCCAGTTATTAATCTTGATGGTAAAGAGTATATTGTCGAGGAATTAACTGAAGAGCAACAAATGATGTATCACCATATAAAAGATATACAAAACAAACAGGCATCTAATGGTTTTATTGCAGACCAACTTAGAGTAGGTCACGATGCATTTGTTAATATGTTAAAAAAATCATTAGAATCTGAAAAAGAAGTTAAAGAAGACTAATGCTTATAAGGAAAAGTTCACAGGGTCACTATTTGCGCCTTTACAGAAATACAACTCCCGGCGTTGTCAGAACGAAAAAATACCCAGATGGTACGACTGAGACCCTAACTTATCCTTCTAGGTATAAATACTTTCTAGTATTAGATGGTGAAGTAATTAAACGTAGCGACAATTGGAATACTATAGAACAAGCATATGTAGATGAGTGTGATTCTAGACATGGAGGTGGAAGCGGAAGAATGATAATTGGGACTCATAAGCTAGAAAATCATGTAATAAAAGAATTATGAATAATCCGCTAGCAAAATTAGTATCATGGCAACTTAAAACTGCTCAGTTAGACGGCTGGACTTCATATCATATTGCAGCAGGTGCGTTTCTTTGTAAAATATTTCAATGGTGGGGTTGGACAAATTTTTGGTGCGTTATGGGTGTTTTTATTATTGGCGTATTATGGGAAATATTTGAATATTACATTGAAAATTGGAAACCTTATGGCAGTAAAAAACGATGGGCATATAATACTATTGCTGACATAATTGTAGAAACTGCTATAGCATGGTGGATGGTAATTTGAATTATAAAATAAAATATAATGGAGAATTTAAAATTGTTAGTACGAGTTATAATATTCCTGTTTCTTATAAATATATTGGGATGCAGTCAAGGATGGAGCGTAGCAGGAGTTCAAATAACTCCGCAAGATACAGTTACAAATACAGCATTTATAGAAATAATATCGCATGATAGCGTTCAACATTGGTATGCTAACAAGGTTTACAATGGTGAAAACTGGTGTCATTTGCATGATGAGTGGGAATATGTTGAGGTGAAATGAGTGGAAAACCAGATACCGCTAGAAGTTATAGGACTACTATTCTTGATGATAACGCCATTGTTAGCATTAATCTTAAGTGGTTGGCTCAAGGACTTGTATTGGTTGCGGGGTTGGTATATGGATATTTACAAATTGAAGGAAGAATTAAGGCATTGGAAAATAAAGTTGCAACTGCTGATGAACAAATTGAAAATTTACTTAGCAAACATATTGTTGAAGAAAAAGCTGAAAGAGAAGAGCTAGCTCAAAAGGTAGCATTTTACGAAAAAGAATTAAATTTAAACCCATTTAGCTGGGGAAAGAAAAAGAGAAAATAATGGATTTTATAGCATTATATGGTGAAGCTGGAATGATTGGTGTAGTTGGTGCTATGTTTGTATATTTAGTTGTTTCTATGTCTAACAAATCAGCGAAGCAACAAGATGAGCTAGAATCTCTTAAAGTAGAAAATAGAGGACAATCAGAGACTTTAGAAAATATGGAGGGTATGATAATTAAACTTATCAATAGATGGAATCAGTCTGATGATAAATTAGACAGAAAATTTGATGCTTTGACAAAAGAAGTAAACGATTTAGATAATCAAATATCAGAAGTAAAAGGTTCTTTAAGTAGGATAAATGGAAGACATTGATGGATAGCTTAAAAATAGCAGCGATTAGTTTTAGTAATTACGCAATTGGACTTACTCAAATACATGAAATGTTACAGGTAATTGTTGCCTTACTTTCAATAATACTTTTAATAATGAACATAAAAAAAGGAAAATAACATGGACATTAAATCAATGTTGGTTAAGCTAGCTGAAGAGCAAGCAGAAAAAATGCAAGAGCAAGCTATGGAACATTTAGCATCAGATGATATGGCAGAAAAAATTGCTACTGCAATTAATAAAAGAATTGATATTCCATTTGTCTCTGAAGAGAAAGAACAAATTTTTTTTGAAAAAGTTGTTGATGTAGTTACTGATATAATTGAAGGCGTTTTTAAGGGTAAGTAATGGCTAAAGGCGTAAAACATTATTTTAAAGATGGCAAAGCTCATAAGGGCTTATCTCATAAAATGCCAAATGGTGACTTACATAGTGGCAAGACTCATGGAAAAACTTCTCAAAAACTATTTCATTATGGACAGCTTTCTAATAAAGCTAAGGCAAATGCTAGAAAATCCTGGGGTAAGTAATGATTGATTCATTGCAAATGCTAACAGTTATTAAAGATACTCTTGAAAAAATGGGTTCTAAATATGCTAGCCATGATGCTCAAATGCTTGTTTATAGAACTGGTTTAGTTGAATCTAAATATAAGTACATTATGCAGAAAGGTGGTTCATCCATAGCCAGAGGTCATTGGCAGTGCGAACCATGGGTGGTTGTTTCTTTGTGTAATGATTACTTACAGTATAGAAAAGACCTGTTAAAAAAGGTTGCTAGCATATGTTATTTAGACTGGAGCTTGTTTACAAATCCAGATGAAGATAAATGGAGAGACATTCTTACAACAAACTTAATAGCAGGTATTATTGCTTGTAGATTACACTATTGGAGAGTGCCACACGCAATGCCAAAAACATTGGATGAGCAAGCTAGCTATTGGAAGCGCTGGTATAATACTTCTAAAGGTGCTGGTACAGAAGAGCATTTTAAAGAAATCGTAATGAAATATGGCTGATGAAATTGTTCAAGATGTAGAAGGCAATATTATAGGTTGCAGATATTGTGGCAGTAGAAGTATAAGAAAGTTTGGGTATCTGTATAGAGCAAATAGCAAAAGACAGCAATGGATGTGTAATTCTTGCGGTAAAAGAACTGTTAATCCAAGCATATTAGAAAAAGCAGACTTTATAACACAACAAAAAGACCCCGACTACATACCAATTGACGAACTAATAGAGCATAGAAAAAGAAAGTATGCTGTAAAAGTAAAAGGTAAAGAGTCTCGTAAGTTAATAAATATAAAAATAAAAACAAGAGGCCCTATAGGAATTTGTCATTTTGGCGACCCTCATATTGATGACGATGGTACTGATATTGCTGAAATATATTCTTTATGTAACTTAATAAATAAAACAGAAGGTATGTTTGCCGGAAATCTTGGAGATGTTCAAAATAATTGGATTGGTAGGTTATCTTTTTTGTATGGTCAGCAATCTACTACCGCAAAAGAGTCTTGGAGACTTACGGAGCATTTCGTAAATAGCGTTAATTGGCTCTATTTGATAGCTGGAAACCACGATGTTTGGTCAGGTGATGGTGACCCCTTAGATTTTATAATGCGCGACCATAAAGGCGTATATGAGAAATGGGGCGCTAGGTTAAATCTTATATTTCCAAATCGAAAAGAAGTTAGAATAAATGCTAGACATACTTTTAAAGGATATAGTATGTGGAATACTGCTCATGGAGTGGCAAAAGCCGCGCAAATGGGCTGGAAAGACCACGTGCTAACTTGTGGACATACTCACGTTTCAGGGTATCAGGTTTTAAAAGACCCTGCCTCCGGGCTTATATCACACGCATTACAAGTCGCTAGCTTTAAGGTAATGGATAGCTATGCAGATAAGCTAGGTCTTGATGATAAAAACATTTTTAATGCGCCGGTTACTATTATAGACCCAAAATATGATGATGATGATAATAGGCTTATTACTACAATATACAACCCTTACGAAGCATCAGAGTATCTTACTTGGAAAAGAAGCAAGAAATAAACTGTTTGATTTTTATTAAGATACTTACTAACTTCTGCTAAACACAGCTAAACCAATAGCAATGCAAGGAGTAATAAGTTGCAAGATTTTTTTACAGTATCACAAGTAGCGTCAGAACTACACCTATCAATAGAAACAGTTAGAAGATATATAAAAACCGGAAAGCTAAAAGCAAGTAAACCCGGCAAAAGTTTCATTATTATGAGAACCGAACTTCTAAGGTTTATAACCAACGCCGAACATAAACCATTAGCAGACCTTTAATTATTAGTTCTTGAGCTTTAGTGAAAGAACTAATAATTAAAAGGATGCAATGAAAAAGCAAGAGTCACAAGCAAGAAGGGAATGTGCAAACTATAACAATGGTAATTGCTTAGGCATAATGTTTTCAAGGGAAGATGGCAAACTAACTACAAAAATTGATGGTAAGTTTGCCGGAAAGAAATGCATAGTAGATACCAACAACTGCTCATACTTCAATCAAATTGTAATAAAAGGAGGTCAATTTGCCACAAGATGACGACAAGGTTCTTAAGTTGCGAATCGAAAGAACCGAAAAGACAACAGAAGAAGATGTTAAGCAATTTTATATTCGAGTTTATAAAATGGCTGAGAATCTTGGTTTTAATGTTATTTCCAAGGCAGACAATAGTCAGCTTATAGCTTTTAGGGGGAAAGAAGATGGAGAATGAAAAGAACCTAGACGAACTTCATGGCGAAGAGTTTGGACACAACATTGATGTTCATGTAGACAGAATACTTTGGAAAATATCACAGTTAGAAGACGAGATTGAGAACATAAAATACAAGCAACAAGAGTCTTCTGAGTTTTATGACAGAAGAATTGAGTCCGTCAATAAACAAATTTCTTACAGAAAAAACTTGCTAGAAAGCTATATGCAAGGTCAGTTCGATACGAATGGCAGAAAGTCTATGGGTTTTCCAAATGGAACGCTTAAGATGACAACTAGGACGACAAGAGAGTTTGGCGATGACGAATCTCTAATAAAGTTTTCTTATGCAAACAATATATCTACTAGAGTTACAGAGAAACCGGATAAGAAAAAAATTGCAGAATACATAAAGAATACTGCTGATGCTCCGGTGGGATACAAGGAAACAAAACAGACAACATTTTCTTACAAAACAACAAAGTACAAGGAGACAAAATGAAGTTAAACGAAAAGCTAAGCCTTATTCAGACCAAGCTTAAGGTCGGAAAAGGTCATAGGAATGATTTTGGTAAGTATAACTACCGAAATCTTGCAGATATATTTGAAGGACTAAAGCCACTGCTTGATGAAACCGGTTGCTACGTAACTGTTAGCGATGAAATAGTATGTGTCAATGACTTTAATTACATAAAAGCAACTGCAACATTTAGCGATGGCAACGATACTATCACAACTGAAGGATGGGCAAGAGAATCTGTGCAGAAAAAAGGAATGGATGACAGCCAAATTACAGGTGCTACTTCATCGTATGCTAGAAAATATGCATTGAATGGTTTATTTGCTATCGATGACACAGAGGATGCCGACAGTATGGACAACAGAGAACACAAGACAGTAGTTAACTCACCATCACCTAGCAAGCAACCAAATAAAGAAGTTCAGCAAGTATCTGAGGTGTGGAATGAAGAGTCAAGAAGTTCCGGAATACCTTTTGGCAAACATAAGGGAACTCCTTGGAAAGATATACCCGAAGATTACATAGGTTGGATTATTGAAAAGAGCGATAATGCTAATTGGAGAACTATGGCTAACGCAGAGCTTGTAGCGAGAATGACTGAAGATGCTAGCGAAGAACGTGAATTTTATTCAAAACAGCAGGTCGCGGCGGAACCTGATTCTAGCACAGAGGAAGTCAAACAGGCAACTAAGAAGGGTTTAGAGGTCATGGAAGAACTTAAATTGGTAGTGGATGAGGACGACGATGACCTACCTTTCTAAGAAGTCTTCCCAAAAAGATATTGTGCTTGACTATCTTAAAAAGAATAAGCGTATAACATCTTGGTTTGCCATACAAGAATTTGGCATAACAAGACTAGCTGACGTTATACACAGGCTCAGAAAAGAAGGTTACACAATAGAAAAAACTATGGCTACTCACAAAAATGCAAGAACAGGCAAGGTTTCTACATTTGCAAAATACAAGTTCATTGATGCAATAGATGTGGGGTCAAATTACGAACTTTCACTTGGTTAACTCCATTGACAAGTGAAACAGAGGGCGGGTTAGTCCTCCTTAATTCATCCCGCCCTCGCAACATTAAGAGGTTATAATGCCAAGCAAAAGCAAACAAAAAGGCAATAGGTTCGAAAGAGAGGTTGCAAACCTAGCTAAAGAGTACGATATAGACTCTCAAAGAGCCTATGGTAGCAATGGTTTATCCCTTGGACACGCTGAAGAAGTAGATGTTTTACTAAAAACGCCCGATAAAGATTGGAAAGTCCAATGCAAGGTAAGGAAGAATATAGCTAATTGGATAAAACCGGATACAAAAGTTGTTGATTTACAGGTAGTAAAAGAGGATAGAGGTCAGATATATGCTATATTACCATACGAAGAATTTCTAGAATTAATTGCAGATGACAAAGAATATAGAGGTTCAGGTTATGAAAAGCACGATGAAGAAAGGGAATATTATAAAGAAAGAATGGAACAAATATCCAATGAAATCGACAGAATGGAAGAGATAGCCAAAGAGATAAATGAACTTAAATAATTTAAAAATAGGACAACAAATAACAGGAAAAACCTTAAATTTTAAGGGCGAAAGAATTACTGTCTCAGGAGAAGTATCTGCTATAAATGACGATATAGTATATATTGTAAAAAAGTTTCCTAAGAAAGAATATTTTGCCATTAATAAAAATAATATTATAACAGGAGTAAAAGATGCCAAAGAAAATAAATAAAGCACCCGCATTTCAGTTTTATGCAAGTGACTTTTTATCAGATTTAAACGTACAAATAATGACAATGGCGCAGAGGGGAATATACATTACCTTGCTAGCTATGGAATGGATTGAGGGTAGCCTACCGGCAGATACTCAAACCCTTAAGGTTTTATGTGGTCATCATCCTAGCTTTGAAGAAGATTGGAACGCCATCAAGCATTGTTTCTACGAGGAAAATGGTCGTATATACAATAGTAGGCTTGAATCAGAAAGAAGTAACATGATTAGCTACAGAGAAAGAATGTCAAATAACGGCAAAAAGGGTGCAAAAGCACGTTGGAATGGCAAGGCTATAGCTGAGCCATCCAATAAAGAAGTAGAAGTTAGAAGTAAAAGTAGAAGTAATACTAAAGTAAAGCTTTATAGTGAAGAATTTGAAAATGAATTTTGGTCACTATACCCTAGAAGAGATAACAAGAAAAGAGCCAAGGATAAGTACATATCACTACGTAAGGCCGGTACTAAAAAAGAAGTAATATTAGAAGGCTTAAAGTCTTACATTAAGCAATGGAAAAACGCGGGTACAGAGTCTGAATTTATACCTATGGCTAGCACTTGGCTTAATCAAGAAAGATACGATGATGAACTTATCAGCAACACAAAGGTGATTAAGAACCTAGTTGTGTCAAAAGAGTTCCATTATATGTGCATAGAGTGCAAGTCAGAAAAAACCACAAAAGAAGAACTCAGTATAAATGATAGACTATGTGAATGTGGTGATGGAATTTATGAAACCAAGAATACTGTACTAGCTCAGCTTTCTGCCGACGCAAGAAAAGAAAATAAAATATCCAGCAGCGAGCAAAAAGCTAGCACGCCAGACGCTGAACCAGAAAGCTTTGAGAAAGATGAATTTGAACAGGCATTTTCTAGTATGGTAAAATCTATGGGAGCGCGTTAGCGAATAGGTTGGCACTTAATAGCTAAAATAGTAAAATCGAAATAGGATGCGCGCTCCCAAAAAGATAAAACAAAAAAAGTCTTATGATGGTAAAAGGGCAGATAAAAATATTAAATACTGTGAAATTTGTAAAAAATGTTGGGAGTACAATGGTAATCTTAGAAACTTGGTTCACTACGAGGATTTTCCCACATATAAAAGAGAAAGAAAAACTTGCAAAATTTGTTTAAAACGTCAAGGCGCTCATGTTCGGTAGGATATCTCACAACTACAATCCTTCCTTCATTGCTCCGCATCAGCAACTCCACATGAGCGCCTATAAATCAAAGGAGATACTATGATTATGATAGACCTAGCAGAATGGGTTATAAATTTTTTTATATTTAGTGCATCATTTTTATGTATTGGTGTAGGAGTTTTTATATTTTGCTTAATTTTTTATGCAGTATTAGATTGGATGACTATTGCAATAAAAAAAGGAGGTTAGTATGAGGTACTACTGGGAAGTTTTATTTAGCACAGAATATTTCCCTTACTGGGAATTCACTATGTTGATGATGCTAGCACTTAATCTCAGTCTTCTATGGCGAGTCCACAGAATAGAGAAGAAGTTAGACGATGCTTAAGAAAGATTACAAAGAACAAAGAGACCATCTAGGCGCGCATTTGAAAAATAGCGCAAGTAAGGTATATCAGATAACAGATGGAATAATGCGAATATCAATGTTAGCAAGAAAGGGTAAAGTTGGTAAAGGCTCTGCATTTAAAGAAATCGAAAAGCTAGCACTAGAACTCAGGCATTGGAATGACGTACCCGCGAACATAAGCTATAAGTTTTCGCCTTTGGGTATCATGGACGACAAAGAGCAATGGGATAAAGAAAAAGTAGAATCTGATAAATTTATTTTATCTAAGAAAGATGCAGATGAAAAGATATATCCTACGTCTAAAGATATGAAGAATGTCCTAGCACAATAAGGTATTATTTATTATATTTATGTTAGGTTAGTTACTATAAATAACGTGGATTTGTCTCCTGTTATTTGTTTTGAAGGGGGAGACTTCCTTATTAGAACTACATCTCCCCCTTCGGTGTCTATTTTATTTTAATCTAGCTTTTTTCATGCATATGGCAACATCGCCCACAATCACATCTCTCCATTGATTTCTGTCTCTGCCTTGCCACATTTCGGTGGCGAGACAATTAACGCCCTTCCCTTTGTTTTTTCCGTCTTCATCCATCACTATGTCTGCCTTTCCATCTTTTGATACCACTACCTGTATATAGCCACCGACAACACCTTGGAGAGTTTCTAGAGAGGGTTCCTTGTCGGTAAAGATTTCTGTTTTGTAGTCTGTTTCTGCTCCATGTGGAAGAGCGGGCATTATACTATAAAAGGATTGCCCGCCCTTGTCAGAATTGTAAAGCGCTAGCGCTCCGCCATCATTCCCTTCTTCGTCCGCTTGTGAAAATATTTCCGTACCATCGTCTAATGTAATTATCATTGGGCGCTTATTCCACCCAAAGTTTTCAGCATCATCACTTGCCATATATTCTATGCTAGCAATTTTCTTACCAAGCAATTCTTTATTAGCAATTTCTATAAATCCGTTTTTCATTTTTATTTCTCCTCTATTTTAATATTCGACCATCACATCAAAAGGAATAGCTAGTTCTCCACTTACCTCAGCATCCTCTAGCACGTCCAATATTTTCTTTTTATACTCTTCTGTACCTACTGTAATTGTAATTTTTATAGAACAATCGTCCTCTTCGCGCTCTTGTAAGTCTTCAAATAATATTGTTTCTGATATGTTTCCCATTATAACTCCTATTTAATTAAAAGGTTTGGGGGCGGATAACCAAAAACCGCCCCCTGCTTGGCGTGCTAGCTTATGCCTTTCCGCCTTCATCTTCGAGAGATAGCAATCCCTGTACTATTTCTCCTGTCTTTGACAGGTCAAAGGCAATGCCTTTCTTCGTGGGAATAAAATCATCGTTGTCTTTTGTCTTCGTCCATATGCGGACTTGACCAAAGGTCTTGTCATTGATTGTGTCCTTGGTGACAAGGATTTTAGTTGTATCGGTTAAAGGGATTTCATGTAGTACCATAAGGTTACTCCTGTGTTTGTGGTTTATGTTATGCCTTTGCAACAACGCCTGTTGCAAGTGCTATTTGTTCAAGTTTTTCTCTTGTATCGTCGTCACAATCGGCAAGGTTTATCTCAACCTTTTTACCAACGCTAGTTTGAATGTTTTGGCCTTTCTCGGTCTTAGTTACGTCTATCTGTATATGCTCGTCATCCTTAATTGCTTTAATCTCTCTTGCTATTACAGTTGCATCGAATTGAAAGTATTTATCGGCTCTCTCATCTTCGAGGTCTATTCCTTCAATCATCTTATGCAATGGCATAATAAATCCGTCTATATCTGCGGTCAACTTAGATACTAGGTGAATCTTATTTTCTCTGCTTAGTTGCTTGTCGTCAAGTTCGCTTGCCCAAGCTGACAGGCTATTTAAAATCACGTTTATTGCTAGGTCAATAGAATTGTGCAATGCTTCCTGTGTTTTTTCGTCGCCGTTTTTATTCATCTCGATAACGAACTTGCTAAATTTTTTAAAGTCTGACATTTGGTTTTCCTTTTATTTAATTAATTATTGTTTTCACAAAAAAACAAACAATAATTAATTAATATGTTCTGCAAAAAGCCAAGGGATTTCTCGGTTTGTCCATCTTGGGTTGCTGTTAAGTTTTGTTCCTATGTAATAATCTTGATATGCTTGCACAGAATTTTCGTTTTTATATTCGTCGGGCATAGCTTGAGCGAACTCTGTTAAGTCATTTTGCTCAAAATCAATCTTCTCAATATTGTTTTCACACCACTCGATTACCTTTGTGCTAGCATGGATTTTGCCATACCTCCATGTATATTCACTTGCCAATGCCTTAGCATGAGTAATTAACCAAGAGTAATTCATACGACTAAACCTTGCCCACTTTGTACATGGGTGATTAAAGTACGCTCTCTTGTAAGGTGGGTTATGTGATTTATCAAATGCGCTTGATAACATTTGCGCTGATTCTAGCACCATTTTTACTACGTGCTTATCATGTTGTATCTGTGCTGATACAACAGGACTTATGTTAAGTGCGAATATATTCATTTTGTCTCCTTTTATTAATTATTGTTTTCATAAAACTATAAACAATAATTAATTAACCTTTGAACCATGTTGGTTTGTTAGCAAGTTTCTCTAGTGTAGACACTAGGCCGTCTACGGCATCATCTGTTGTTTTACAGAATCTTTGCTCTACGACATGGAGCAAGTCAAGTTCTCGCTTGTATGCATCCGTAGTCTCGCATTGATAACCCATGCCATTGTAGAATTCGTACTCTGTGTCCATGAGTCCAAAGCAATAGTCTCGGAACAACCCGGACAAGCCGGCGCTCATAAGCCTGTGAATATCAAGCGGTTCGTTAGGCATCTTGATTGGTATGGATATACCAAAGTATTTCCAATCATTCCCGCCGTTGTATTGCACAAAGTTGTATGCAATAACCTCTACCGCATAACCCATCTTAGTAAGGACGTCACTAATCAAAGCTAGCGTGGCTCCCAGCCTAGCAAAATCTTTCTCTTTGTGTTGCCAAGAGATTGCCATGTTCATACCAATACGAACATTGGCTCGCTGTGATTTACGTATAGTAGTAGACCAATATTGGTCTTGACCGCCCATAAGTCTAGCCATGCTTAAGTCGTCGCCGTCGTCACGAATAACCCTCTTGCGCTTGCATGATAGACCCTTGCCTACGAACTTGGATATTCTAGCATCCATGTCAATTTCAGAGCGCATTTTTTGATACAATTGTATCATGTTGTCGGATGATTGACCGATGGTTAGCGCTCGCTTGAGGTTGTCTCTACCGACGACATGGTTGCCATAAGTCCAAGTTTCCCTGTCGCTACCCTTCGCACCATTGTTGTGCCAAAAGGATTTTGTTTCGTAGATACAATCTAGCATGGTTCTCATGTCCGGCATATGAATAACCGCATGGATACCTTCATCATTGTCGTTAATGATTTTTGGTTCGAGTATATTGTTGTAAATATTCCCCATTATTTGTACTCCCTTTTTAGTTCTTTGATGTTGACCTTATCAAGTTCCTCTTTCGTCCAACCTGTTGTAATGATGTCGAGTAGAAAGCTGATTGACTTGCCTGCTAGCATCCATTTTTGGCCGTCGAGAAAAAGTCGTGTGCTAATTGTACGGCGGACATGGTTCTTGTTACATCTGTCTCTGAGCGACCATAGACAAGCTGACATAGTCGACGACAAATGATGTTCGCCGGATAACGCTCTCTCGATGTTTTTATCATAGTCCACATAAACCTTGACCGCTTGCAATCTATCTAGAGTCGCCAAATCTAGTTGACCACGTCCGGCGAAATCAAAGTCATTGCCGTCACCCCATGTATTACTCGCCACAGCCACATGAAAGTTGTCGTCCTTGGTGACAAATGGATTGTCCTTGTCATTCGGTGTAGCTAGAATACCTTGGTTATCTAGCACACTATTGAACACTAGGCCGGCATTTGCATCGAAGCCGTCGAATTCGTCAAGACATAGAAAGCTACCATCACGAAACGACCTAGATACCGAGCCGTCTATGAATGTACCATCGAATGTCATTCTGCCTGTCATATGTGACTCTGTCACACCGGCGGAGCCTTTTAGGTACTCATAGTTTCCTTGGTTGGTAGAAAATCCCAATGCTCTAGCACATTGTTCGACAAGGTATGACTTTCCAGTACCACTTGGGCCACAAAGCCAAACTCTTTTGAAGAGTTTCAAGCATTCTAGCACAAATGGAAACTGTTTGTGTTTAAGACCCGACACACTCTTGACTTCTACGTCGTCAATGTAGACTGTTACAGGACGTTGTAACGAGTTGATTTTCTTGTCTACTTTCTTTGACAGTTCGTCGGTCTGTTCGCTGAAAGCCTCGATAAGGTCTCCCTGTATCTTTTCGGTTCTGCTGTATATGTCATCACCTAGCTTTTCTGCTACCTTGTCGGCTAGCATATCCTCCAAGCTTCCTGTGCTAGCGGGCTGCGGGCTGGGTGACGGGCTAGGTGTAGGTGTAGGAGTTGGAACAGGAACTTCGTCCTTGGGTTTATTGCCGTCGATAATATAGTCGACTAGCTTGTCTTTTGGAGTCGTCTGTATCCAACTAGACTTTTCTCCACGTTGTTTTGCCTTGGCAATAGCCAACTTTTTGACTCTGCCATGAGCCATTGCATTGAGTTCATTTCTGTTATACATGGTTTTCCTTCTGCCGATTTCGGCGGTTAGTTGATTGTTTTATTATTTCTAGCTTTTTCATAAAAAGCTGAAAAGCTAGAAATAATATTAAAGAACGGCTCGTAGTATTTGTAATGCTAGGCCGATTAGAGCAAAGGCAATTATAAAATTGCCAACTTCATCCGAGGATAAAAACTCGACTATTTTTTCTATTATTTTCACGTTAACTCTCCATTTTATTCATGTCACTAATAAACTGACTGGTTATTG